TGTTCCTGTGGTTGTTAGGGTTACACCACTAACGGTATACGCATCTGTGGGGGTTTGCCGAACACCGTCTATGAATAAAAGAACAGACGATACAGTAGCAGACCTTTTAAGCGTGAATGATGTTCCTCCACCGTTGAATGACTCTACATCGTATGCGCCAATATCAGGCGGTTGATTTCCTATATAACTCATATTATGACCATCCTAGTTTTTTTATTACTGCCAAAATGATAACTCCTCAAATTTACATCGTTGTTCATTAGATAAAATAATGCTTGGATCAGTAATACTTTTCGTTACACCAGATTTTATTTCATGCAATCCCGCAAGATTATATATACCGTCAACCTGTTTATAAGATTTATTAGACTCTACAGAATTAAGATCATGGTTATAAACTGGCTGTTCTATAAAATCATAGATACTGTTTAATACTTTATGGGGATCATCAGTTAAATTATTATATTCAACAAGCATTAAACAATCCCTATACTTGGAATTATATAAATCCCTCAACTGGAGATATGGTTTCTCAAAGGTTTCCCCAACTGCATCTTTCTCATAATCCCACTCCAGATTATTTCTTTCAAAAACTTTGACAAAAGATGCCATAATTTCTTCTACATCTCTAACCGGGCATATTATTTTGGGCCTTTTACCAAAAATTTTAATATACATCTCCACATTAGTAACACAGTGCCAATTTCTGGCTTCGTCTATTACCACAGAACTATCTGTTATATGACTGTAGTATAAATCTGTGAGTTTTCTAAGATATGGAACCCTCATTTCACACATCCCATCAACGGAGAAATTCGCTTCCCATGATGGGTCATCCCATAAGGAAAAATTCCTCCACAACAACTCTAAAAACGGGGATTGGAACGTAACGTAAAACTTAGGATTCTGGTTTAGTATCGCTCCTAACCATGTACTTCCGCTTCTGGGAAGACCAGATAATAAAATTAAGTTAATAACTTATCCCAAGATTTACTATCTTCATTCCAATCATACATACCATCCAATGGTCTAGGAGTAGGTGGTTCCCACCGACAAGTATCTTCGTCTAATGCCCAAGATGAAAAAGGTTTCTGAGATACAAACGCATCTCTATCTCCGTCATAAACCATCCCAACACCAGCGCTATTCTTTCTTAGCCCACCAGTTTCTTTTGAACATTGAACCCAATTAGAATAACCGTATAGATTTGTTAAGAATTCTATACCTAGTGATTCATTTTCATTACCATCAGAATCCAAGAGGGCATCATCGTTTACATTTATTACGGCATTAACCTTGTTACCAATAACATTACCTGTAGATGTGACTGCTCCTAATTTTGCAAAGTATTTCATTATGCCGTGTAACTCCCTGTAGCCGTAAATTTAACAACAGTATAAGACCCATCCGTTGTTACGGTTGGTGATCCAGTTACAGTAGTGGTATAGTCTGAGGTTAGAATTCTAAGAATTACAATTCCATCTCCGCCGACACCATTCGCAGCAGTCAAAAGTCTCTCGCTTCCACCACCCCCACCACCAAGACCATCCGTGCCGGGAGTGCCATTGTTTTGTGAACCATTACCACCACCGCCAGAACCCCCGTCAACATTGGGTGTGCTACTATTGTATCTAGACCCACCACCACCTCCAGCGTAAGTTACGGACGCGCCAGTTATTGAGTTTGCCGCGCCATCTCCGCCTCGACCCTCTCCGTTCGTATTTCCTGCCTCTCCAGCACCACCGCCTCCGCCAGATACTTCGACACCACTGGGAGTAGAGGCTGGCCCACCAGCATACCCCTGTACAGGGCTTGTTGATGGAGTATTGCCAGCACCCCCAGTTGTCCTAGAAGCACCTCCGCCAGAACCCCCAGCAGCACCGGCAACTCTGCCGCCCGTAGCATCTGAGGTGTTTCCACCACGACCTCCACCAGCCGCAGTATAGGTGGTAATACCTGTTCCTGAAATGGAACTATCGTTTCCCTGATTATTTGTACCAGTACCACCGGGACTGGGAATAGTTCCACCAGCGCCAACAGTAGCGGTATACACTGACCCAGAAAGAATTGTTTGACCTGTTGCATAGCGGAAACCACCAGCACCGCCACCACCTCCGTAGTACCGATTATTCCCACCAGAGCCTCCGCCACCAATTACTAACCAATCTACGGCATAGCCAGCACCTATTGCTGGGCTAGTTGCGTTTGCACTTGACGAAACCACCCAACCTTGAGTAGCATCAACATAAGTTAATGTTATAGACTCTCTTTCATATATAGCATATAAATTGTCAGAAGCCCCTTTTATATTTAGTGATTGTGGGTCTATGGTGACATTGTTTGTATCCCAAGTTCCGGCATAATCTACTAGTTGAATCTCATCCCCAACACTTGCAGTAGCCGGTAGTGAAACAGTACAGGCATTAGAAGTTGTATTGATTGGGTATCCATTACCCGCTACAGCAGTTAGCGTAGTTCCTGTAGTAATGGCTTGCCACGATATTCCAGTGGCTGGCATCCTAGCCGTTGGTACAGTCCCACTTGCTAGGTTAGATGCATTAGTCGGATCAGTCGCCATCTTTGCAGTGGTGATCTCACTATCTGTAACGTCTTCAGTTCTTATAGTTGTTCTAGCCATTATTTAGGATACCTAGTCTTAACAGCCTGTCTTAATCCCTCAAGCCTTGTTACTGATGCCATGCGTTCCTCTACTACTCCTTCCCACATAGCGACTACGAGTTCGTCAATGGATGGGTATTCTGCTTGGCGATTACGGGCGTAGGCTTGGGAGTCGTATTCTGCTTGCCATTCAGAGTGAGCAGTTTCTATCTCTGACTCAGAGGGTTGTGGTTGGTCAGAGTTCCATTTGGCAATGAATGTCGGTGTTCCGTCAGAATTATTCTGCAAATCAAAATCTGATGAAGAAAACCCTAGTTGGATTAATCCTTGTGATGTAATTGCCATGTTAAACCCCTATCAACTTGTAGCCAGAAAACCAGCCCATTGCGTCACCAGTTTGCCAAGCAGCGCCTCCGACAGTTTCTAACGTCATGTACATTTCTACATAGTCAGTTGCAGATAAACTTAATACAACATCTATAAAGAAATTACCTCGTTGAATTCCACCACCAGAACTACCCCTCCAATCCCAAAAGGACAAATAATCAGTTGCTGACCCATTAACATAAAAGTGCATTTTTGCTTGCTGGATACTTCCACTCCCAGAACCGTAGCCATCGCAACTAGCGTGTAAATAATATTTACCACCCTCTCCCGCTGGAACGGTGAAACGATAATTCGTTGAGTGGTCGTAAGCAGAGTCAGTATCAAAATCTTCTGTATTGTACGCAACCTTGTAAGCGGTATTACTCGTTAAACTGGTTTGGTTGGTTGTATTCCTTGCCTGAAACGCTGGAGTGTTATCACCACCAGCAGCAGCCCAAGCATTATCTCCTCGCAGGAAGGTAGTAGCAGATGCCACACCTGTAGCACTAAGCATTGCAATGTCTACTGCATCAGCAGCAATGGTAAGGGCTGTAGCACCTGTTACATCACCAGTGTGAGTAGCGTTTGTTACCTTGGCTGTATTAGCCGTGATCTCAGTGTTAATCGAGTTGGCTAGTTTGGCAGCAGTTACAGCATCATCCTGAATCTTAATGGTTGATATAGAGTCATCAGGTGGAGTAACAGCCTCCCCTATATCGAGGATTCCAATAACCTCCATCGCATCGGTAGCAACCAATGCCGTATCCAGCGTCAGAGTAGTGCCGGAGAAAGAGTAGTTGTTCTGCTGCTTAACCCCGTTGATCGTTATGATAAGGGATTGCTCACTTGGGGGTGTCCAAGTAAGTGTATGCGTAGCAGACGTTGAGCCTGTTACGTCTATCCTCCGTATCTCAGAGGATTTTAATTCAACTTGTCCTAAATAACTCATGTGATCTCAAGTATTCCTAAGACTGCCTCTGCATCAGAGTTTACACTAGCGGTCATGTGGATGTCCCCAGTTGCCTCTAAATCTATTGGCTTATCAAGCACCAGAGTAGAACCTGCGGGTACAGGTACAGTTTTAGCCACATGGTAGTAAGTATCTCCAGAGGTTGCTCTAGCCTTTATGTCTACATTAACTGAGGATGTTCCATCTATGTTACTGATGAAACAAGAGTGGACAATGGAGGTTGTGGCAGCGGGAGCGGTATAAACAACACCTCCGCCTGTGGTTAATGCAGCGCCTTGATTCTTAAAAGTGTTAGCCATCTTATCCCCCTAGTGCAATCGCCATCGCTATGGCTGTACCCGCTGGATCACCAGCCGTTCCCCACGAGGTATCAGTGCCGTCATTAGTTAAAATCTTACCAGTCTGTCCTGATACATTAGGGACAATCGCTGTAGTAGACGTTGACGGAAAACTATTCTTCAGAACGGTTTTCAACATTCTTAAATGATCGTCACCTTCACCTACAGGATCACCAACAACGGGATTAGTTGAAACTAATTGTGTTACCCATGTTGCGGTTTCGACAGCCATTATGCGCTCGCTGCTGTAATGGTCACAGTCACTTCAAGAGTATCCCCAGAAATAACAGCCCTTGCTGAACCGAAATCAAC